TCTGGCGAACGCAATGGATATGAACGCTGACACGTTTAAAATTGCATTGTGTGCGACTGATCCCGCATCAGGAACAAGCATCGTAACGGACGGCAATGGTGTTTTGGCAAACGCAACGGAAATCAGTTATACAAACCTTTCTGATAGAACATTAGCAAACGTAACAAGCACCCAAACAGGCGGCACTTATAAATTATCTGCCGATGATAAAGTGCTTACAGCATCAGGCGGTTCTGTTGCGGCTTTTAGATATGTTGTTGTTTATAACGATACACCAACATCCCCTGCCGATCCAATCGTTGGTTATTACGATTATGGCTCATCACTTACATTAAATGATGGCGATACGTTTACTATCGATATTGGTACAAACGGCTTATTAACGCTAACATAGTAGGAGCGCATCATGGCAAAACTTTTTAACAGAGCCAAGATGAACACTAGCACTACTGGCACAGGTACAATGACATTGACCTCTGCCGATACTGGTTTTCAGACCTTTGCAGCGGCAGGCGTTTCTAATGGTGATGTTGTTACATACGTTATTGAGGAAGGTACAAACTGGGAAATAGGAACTGGAACCTATAGCTCAAGCGGTACTTCTTTAACAAGAACGCCAAGCGAAAGCAGCGGTGGCGGTAGTGCTATAACATTAGGCGGTAATGCAAAAGTTTTTATAAGTTCTTTAGCTGACGATTTTGGAAAACTACAATCAGGTGGAGCAACTAAAATTGTAGCAGCGGCAGGCGGTGTGGAAATCACTGGTAATGTTGTCATTTCTGGAAATGTAGATGGTAGAAACATATCAGGTGATGGAACTAAACTTGATGGGGTTGCATCTAGTGCGGATGTAACAGCAACAGCCATATCAGCATTGCCAACTGTAACAAGTTTATCAGGCTCAGATATAATACCAGTTATAACAGGCGCAGGGGTTAAGAAAGCAACTATTACTAACGCTGCACTCCAAGGACCGACAGGACCGACAGGACCGCAAGGTAACTCAGTGACAGGTCCAACAGGTCCAACAGGACCGCAAGGTAACTCAGTAACGGGGCCGACAGGTCCAACAGGTCCAACAGGACCGACAGGATCGCAGGGAAATTCTGTTACGGGTCCTACGGGTCCTACGGGAAGTCGCGGCCCTACGGGTCCTACGGGAAGTCGCGGCCCTACGGGTCCTACGGGGCCGACAGGAAATTCGCAAACTGGTTACAATTCGGTGGGTTCTTATGCGATTATGAAAAGAACAGGTATAAGTTCAGGTCTAAGCCCTAACAGTAACTACTCAGGTTCAAGTATAGAATTTACTGGCTTCAACCAATTACAAACTTGGCAATCAACACATGATAACTGGAATAACGGACCTCAAGGTTCTGGAACATGGCGAAGCATGGCATCAGTTGGCGGTTTTTCGAACTGGTATGCGGCTGGTTTATTTGTAAGGATTTCATAAATGAGTACACCAATAACAGAATATCGTAATGCTCAAATAATCAACGAAAGTGGTAGCCGTATTGATGTTGAAATAAACCATCCAGAGCATGGGTGGATACCTTATACACTTGATACAGACGATACCGATATGACTATTGATAATAGTGCGCTATTAACACTGATTGGCGCAGACAAAGCAGCGTATGTTGCCCCTACAGCAGAAGAAGTTACAGCAAAACTTGAAGCAGATATTAGGGCAGAACGTGATGGTCGGCTATGGCAAGTTGATGGGATTATTTCTAATCCTTTACGGTGGGCGGCAATGACAACTGAACAGAAAAGTGCTTGGTCAACATACAGACAGGCTTTGTTAGATGTTCCTGCACAATCTAATTTTCCGCAATCAGTAACTTGGCCTGAGAAACCTGATGTATAATGGATATAAAAGAATTTAACTTACTAGGCACAAGTGCCTTTCAAATAGATAACTTCTACGACAACCCTGCTTTTATTATGGATATGATTTTATCTGGGCCACCTAATAAAGTGATTACAGAGCATCCTTTACATGGCAGTGAGTTTTTTGACCTTCGACATCATAGAGAAGAGCCAACACTTAAAAAGTACACAGACCAAATTATAGAAGTTTTAGACGATGAAAATTTCTATGTTTACAAGGAAAACAATGTTGATGTTTTAGATACCAACTTCATGCGTTGGAAAAAATCCGACTTTAATAATTATGAAGATAATTTTTGGTTTCCTCATCAAGATGAAGGTTGGGTTTGTATAGTATATCTAAATGAAGCTGAAACAAACGGAACAAATATCTACAAAGATAAACATGGTAGTATTTACAAGTATGGTGGAAGGGTAACAGAAGCTGACCGCCATCCTTGGAAGCCTAAATCAGATTTTGAAATAGTTGATTATTTAGCCCCTAAATTTAATAGGGGGTTTTTATTTGACGCCGCAAAAGTGCCTCATGGTGCAGCGGTAAATGACGAAACATATTTTTATTCTGAAGCAGACAGCAACTACAGTCGGCACAGATTAAATCAAGCATTATTCTTTTTTCCAAGAGGTAACAGGTGAGACAGAACTGGCAGTTATGGAGTTCAAACCTCCCAGACGATATTATAGAAAAAATTGTTAGTCTTGCAGGCGAAACAGAAACCGCAACGACATTTAATGATGGCGATGACAGTATTAGAAGCAGTCGTGTGAGTTGGATGACACAACATGATTGGTTAAGAAATAATTTGTTTGAGTATGTCGATTTCGCAAATCAAAATTCTTTTCATTTTAATATACATAAGCAAGCAGACATACAATTTACGGAGTACCATGCTAATGAAAAAGGACATTATGGTCTGCACCATGACGTTGATTGGAACAGCACTGGAAACTTTGACAGAAAAATTTCAGTAACGGTTCAATTATCAGACCCCTCAGAATATGAAGGTGGCAGTTTTGAATTTACCGAAACAGAAAGTCCTGACATTGAAGCATCTAAGGCTAAAGGAACTGTTTTAGTTTTCCCAAGCTATCTTCAACATAAAGTTAATCCAGTAACAAAAGGTATTAGAAGATCTCTTGTTGCATGGTTTCAAGGTCCAAGATGGCAATAGAAAGGTTTAAATTATGACAGGTTTTGCTCCTATAGCCGCAACATCATTAGGCCAATCAAGCACTAATGCAAATTACCAACTTCAAGTTTCAAGCGGAACATTTACTGTTTCTCTGCGTGGCGCGTCATTATTAATATCTGACCTTTTTCCACATGGGTTGTTTGAATATGATGGTAAGGCTGTTACTTTTTCTGCTCAAAGACCTCTATCTGTTAACAATGGTGCTTTTGCTTATACTGGTCAAACCGTTGAATTAGACTACGGTTTTGGAATTGTAGTAGACACAACAGCGTTTACATACTCTGGGCAAACAGTTGTTTTAGATGTTGGTTTTGGGCTTGCAGCAAGTAACGGATCATTTGCCTTAACTGGTCAAAGCTTTGGCTTTACAAAGCAAATGAACATTTCGGCTGAAACTGGCGTTTTTACATATACTGGACAAGATGCTTTCAAAGGTGTTGGTGAAGCCTTTGCTGTTGGAACTTTTACCTATACTGGTCAACCAGTAGATTTAACCGTTCAAAGATACTTTAGTGCAGGAACAGGATCATACTCTTACAGCTTTAACAATTTTAAAATTAGAGGGTGGCTGACGCCTGTAGTCTCCACTGAAATATGGACGGATGCAGCCTAATATGTTACTTTTAAATAACATAAAAACATTAACATTAATGCCTGTATGTAACCTACTGAAAGTAAAGGAAAAAACATGGCTATCAGTATAAGCAAGCCGACCATAGGTGGCTCAGAAGGAACTTGGGGAAATCAGATAAATGTAGGATTAGATGTTTTAACCGACGCCCTTAATGGTACATCAGGGACGGTAGCTCCTAATTTAACAAAGTTAACTATTAACGGAGTAGACGTTGCAACCTCAGCCTCAGATTTAACAAATGCCATTTCTGGTTTTGTTTTAGAAGATGGTGACGGAACAGAGGTAACTATTGCCGGAGGCCAAGAGGTCAAATTTGTTGAGGGTGGCGGCATTGACATTGATTGGAGCGATACATCTACAGGCTCCGACGCAGATCCATACGACCTTACTTTTACCCTCAATAGCGATATGCGTAAAAGCGGAAATGTTGACGTATACACTGGCAATACCTCTGATTATGTATTTTACGATGCAGATGTTGGTTTGCGTTTTTATGCAGCCGGTGCAGAAGATATGAGGCTCTCAGATGGAGGTGACTTACACGTCGATGGAAATATTATTGGTTATTCTACTACTATTTCAGATCAACGCTTAAAGCATGACATTAATAAAATTGACAATGCATTAGATAAAGTTTGTCAAATTAACGGTTACACATTCACTTATAACGAAGATGGAAAGCAAAGCGCAGGGGTTATAGCGCAAGAAATAGAAAACGTTTTACCTTCGGCAGTTGAAAACAAAAAATTAGTTTTTACTGGTCAAGAGGGTTCTGAATATAAGACAGTGCAATATGACCAACTTCATGGCTTATTAATAGAAGCTATTAAAGAATTAAAAGCAGAAATTGAGGAACTAAAAAATGCCATTACCTAGTAGCGGTCAAATAACTCTTAACCAAATTCACGTTGAGGCAGGCGGTTCTAGCTCTTCACAAGCAGCCTTAAATGATGCTGATATTAGGGATATGATTGGTAAAGGTTCTGGAGCATCTAATGCGTTTAACGAATATTATGGTGTTTCTGCCGCTGCCCCTGTCGCTGTTTTTAAAGGTCGAACAATTAATACTGGCAACGGATTTGCAACAGGAAATGTTACTTTGAGTTCTGGGTCAAAGTTAGTTGTTGTTACTTGCCAACTAGGGGGAACTGGAAATACATTTGTTAATGTAGGCGGTGTAGCAGCAACGCTTGCCGCAAAAATAGATAATGGTGCTAGTGGTGGTGTTTGGACAGGCGCAGTTACATCAGCAATTTATTATTTAGTCACCTCTGCATCTGGTTCTACGCAAATAACTGGTAACGGTGGAAGCGGTAGGTCAGTAACCCATGTTTGGGAAATAACAGGCTTTAATAGTTCTACACCCACAGCTACAGCTACAGCGCAAAATACTAACTCTAACAGTTTTTCAAAAACCATTTCTCTTTCAACGCAGTATAATGGAGTAACGATTGGTTCGGGCCTTTCTGAAGATACTATCCCTGCAAACAACGGTGGTATATCTGTTAGTAATTCTGATAGTTTACAGCAAATAGATTTAGAAAGTGCTACCAATCACTACACTTGGAGAGATGAGGGAACGGCACTAGGAACTACAAGTTATAACTGTACAAATAACGGAACAGGAAATGGCTTTAATAGCACTTCAACTATTCACCAATTAGCCGCTTGCCATTGGAAATAATATGCCTTTAGTACCACTAGATTTAAAAGCAGGGTTTTATCGAAACGGCACAGAATTAGATGCCAGTAATAGATGGCGTGACGGTAGCTTAGTAAGGTGGCGAGATGGCTCTTTGCGTCCTATTGGTGGATGGCAATCTTTTAAAAAAGGTTTTTGTACTAATCCAATTCGAGGCGCACACGCTTGGGAAAGCAATAATGGAACGGCTTACTTTGCGGCAGGATCTTATAACGAACTAACGGCTATGACAGGTTCAGGTACAACCTACGATATTACGCCAACATCAATGACAACTGGGCGCGAAGATGCAGGGTTAAATTTAGGTTTTGGTGGTGGCTTTTATGGCACTGGATATTTTGGTACGCAACGCCCTGCCACTGGAACTTATTCTGAGGCGTCGTCGTGGAGCCTTTCAAACTACGGCCAGTATTTGGTTGGGGTTCATTTTGATACCGGAACTTTAGTTGAGTGGCAGCTTGGATCTTCAGCCGTAGCTGCGCCTGTAGCTAACGCACCAACTAACAATCTTGGCTTAGTTGTTACCGAGGAGCGCTTTATATTTTTACTAGGAGCCGGTGGTGACCCTCGCAAAATTCAGTGGTGCGACTTTGAAGATAACACGCTGTGGGCTGCTGCGACGACTAACCAAGCTGGGTCCCAAATATTACAGACAAGTGGGCAACTCATGCAGGGCATCAAGACAAGAGGTCAGACGTTACTTATAACAGATACCTCAGCGTTTACAGCGCGTTACGTTGGTCCCCCGTATATTTATCAATTCGATAGGGTCGCAAATGGTTCAGGGGCTGTTTCTCGTATGTCGGCTGTTGACACGGACATGGGCGCTTTCTGGATGGGGCAGAAAGGCTTTTTCACTTTTGATGGTAATAGCGTTAAAGAGCTTCCATGCGAAGTTCATGACTATATTTTTGACGATATAAATGTTAACCAACAATCAAAAATTTGGGCGTTTAGCAATACAGAATTTAGCGAAGTTTGGTGGTTTTATCCGTCTGCAAATAGCTTAGAGATAGACAGATATGTTGCATACGATTTATTGGAGGGTCACTGGCTAATTGGCAATCTGTCAAGAACAGGCGGCGTTTCTAGAGGTGTATTTAGAACGCCAGTTTTAAGCGGTGAATATACTGAGAATATAACTTATAATGTAACTGTAGCTGCAAGTGGTGGTGGCAATAAGTATTTTATATCAGATCATTCTGGTGCAGCCCCAACACTTACA